CCCCTCCGCTAAGTCTTGAAACTTTTCTGCGATTTTTATGTGATGGGGCCCCTCTACAAACTCTGGCCACACTTGTTTCACAAACTTTATAAAATTATTCTGGGCCAATGTTTTTAGTTGAAATGTTTTTTTACGTAGTAATAATTTTTTCTTAAGAACATCTAACTCTTCAGGAGTCATGTTATCATAATTAACTATACGCTTGAACTGTTCGACTTCGGACATCAGATTATTATACCATATAGTCTGTATGTGTAAAACTTATATACATACACATATATATACTACACGGGCTGGATTTAGGGGGGTGGGGGGTGACCGGTAAAACAAATTGCAAGAATCTAGGAAAAACAATTCTTTTTTAGCATGGGGAAAAAACTGTAAATTTACTGTAATTCGCTATTGATATAAAATAAAATATAATTATATAAGATATATCTTTTAATGAATCGAGGAAACACATGATTAGAAAAGATATGTTAAAAAAAGCAATTAATAACAAATTGTTTTCAGTTGAGTTTATCAAAGCAGATAAAACAAAACGTAAAATGCTTTGTAAACTACCTACCGATGAAAAGTTTTTTGCCGGTGGCGAATTGCTTGGAAATCGTGAGCATCTATTAGAAGTTTTAGATGTAAACATTTTAAAGAAGAATAAAGATAACCCACGAAAAGCGTGGCGTTCTATTAACTTAACGACTTTAACAAGTCTAAAAATAAGGGGTATCGAATGGATATAACTTTTAAATATGATAACAACATTGAAATCTTATGGAATGGCGATGTTGATTTTACTATTCAACAAGATGGTAAAGTTATGCAATCTTTCAAAGATGTAAATGTTAAGAACAAAGAACAAGCAGAAGCTTCAGCAGATGAACAGCTTGCAGAAATACTTGAAGAAGAAAAGTTGAGACATGCAGATGGCTTCTAATGCAACGAATGCAGAAAAAGCTTTTGCTAATGCAATTAAGAAAGAGTTGGAAAACGACCAGCTCTTTCTTGAAAAGTGTAAGTATCATGAAAAACTTATGGAAGAACTTTTTCATAGTAAAGGATTAACAGACCATGATACACCAGAAGCGATTGCTATATTTGAAGAAGTAAAAAAACGCATGGAAAAAAAGTTTGGAAAATAGTTACAAAGCCCCTCATGGTGAGGGGCTTTTAATTCTAATTGGTTAGGATCGTAAAATTATGAGACTCAAGGATATTATAAAAGTATTGATGTCAACCGGATCTGTATGGTTCACATTATGTTTACTTGTATTTGTGTTAGGGATAATGTTCCCTTACTATTTATAACTGAAAGGAAAATTATGGATAATGATTTAATTTTAGAAATTGATTTATGGAACATTGATTTAGTTCCTATTGAAGAAGGGGAAGAACAATGAGTATATTTACTAAAATAAAATTTTTCTTTTTTGGAACTCCATTTATGTTTCAAAAGAATAAATGGAAATGGGTGAAGCTTCACCTGTCTAAAGAGTAAGGCACGCGCCAATTAAAAAAAGAGGGGGGCAAATGCCCCCCTTTTGTTTACCATGAACAAGTATAGACAACTGATTCACCTTTTTCTAACATAGCTTTAGCCCAGTCGCATGCTTCTTGATCTTGTTTTTTATATTCTTTGACTTGTTCTTCTTGGAACTGCTGCCCCCAGAAGAAACCATCAGTGGCAAAATAATTGAAGTATTTTTCTTCAATTTGCTCTTGCCATTCATCCAACAATTCTTTTGTGATCTTAACCGGCTCATCACCACCATTAAAACCTAAATTAAAAGATCCGTTCGGCTGTTTGTTTGGGTTTTGTTTTTCCCATTGTTTAGCCATGAATTGTTGTAGTCTTGCGTGCTTTCTCCAATAGTAACTTTTACCATCACCAGAAAGACTATTCATTTCTTGATCTAATCCCATAAAAACTCCCTTGTTAAAGATTAAATATGTATTGACATTTATCCCATAATTTTTTATATGTCAATAGGGTTTGATCGTGTTCCCCAACGTAAGATACAGAGGGATTGCGGTAGACAATAGGGTGGCAATCACATGATCAAACTTAAGAGCTGGTCCTAGGACAAAAGTTTAACAACGCCAGCTCTTAACTAAGAGCCAGTACCGAATCCGTTTCGAAGTTTCATGAACGCTGGCTCTTAACTAAGGGTTCAGGGTTCAAGCTATAAGGCCCAGGGCTCAAGATCTTGGTCAGATGTTGGATTATAAAAATGTAGCAATGGTTAACAACCCATTAATATATTGGCCCAGCTTCACTGGTGGACAACTGACCAAGGCTCAAGGATTCACCAATAAATTTAATGCTTGCTTTATTATGGGATTTATCTTATACGGTAGTTATGAATATAAAAGAAGCAAAGGCAATTGTAGGCGGTCTAAGTAACCCCTCCAAAATGCCAGGTTATGGTTACGGCCTAAGCGCGTTTGATTGCGCGGTTGGATCTAAGCTAAGATTAATTAAAAATAGTACTTGCTCCATGTGTTATGCGTTAAAGGGGCGGTACACTTTCCCAGGCGTGAAAAACGCTCACGCAAGAAGACTAGAGTCAATTAAAGATCCGCGTTGGATCGATGCAATGATTCTATTAGTTAAAAACTACGGTAAAAAAATACCTTATTTTAGATGGCATGATTCAGGGGATCTACAAAGCCTGGACCATTTAAAAAAGATTGTAGCGGTAGCAATGGGCACTCCCGAGGTGAAACACTGGTTACCAACGCGGGAAGCAGGAATTCTTAAGAGCTTCTATAAAAAAGGCGGCTCACTCCCAGGAAATCTAGCTGTCAGGGCTTCCGCTACAATGATTGACGGCAAGCCGCATAAAAATTTAGGGCTAACGTCAACTGTACACAAGGATAAAGAACCAATAGGTTTTAGCTGTCCAGCTGGCAAGCAAGGCAATGAATGCAAATCTTGTAGAGCATGCTGGAATATTAATATTAAAAACGTTAGTTATGCGGCCCATTAAATCAGAATGTGACTATTGCTTGAGAGAATATTCTCTTGAGCTCATGATTGATGGGTATTGTATACGCTGCTTCAATAAAGGCTCAAGGCACGTGGTCGATAAGCCAAGTCTCAAGGTCTTGGAAGGCACAGGGCTCAGGGAAAAAGGCACAGGGCTCAAGTTTCATACCGCTTTTAGCAAGGCTCAAGGCTCGCGCTCCAGAAAAAACGGAGATGTCTCTTCGTCCAAGGGGGGTGGCCATGATAAATGAACAACCACCATTAGTATTATGGCTCATATGCCATGATATTTGACCTGGAGATAGATCAATTTTGTTACCTTTAGTTACCTTTAGTTCAATCCAAAACTGTCCTTTACGCTTATCTGTAATTTTAAATACTGCTAGAACATCCGGCACTCCTAACGGAGTAACCGCTTCAATTCTTGTTAAGGTAACTTTTGTAAACTTATCCTTTATCCTTTTCCAGAATCTCGTCTCTGGTTTCGTTGTCATCTATCTCTCTATAACTCCCTTCGATAGACAATTTCTTGTCCATATCTTTTAATAATTTATCAACCTCTTCTCGATTCAATTGGTCAATACTACCATGCATAATTTCTTTTCGATCAACATAAAGACCACCGACTTGACCTCTGGATTTTTCAGCAGTTACAGCCGCATTCCAATTTCCCTTTTCTTCTGCGCCCCTGCTCAACTGATCCAATCTTTTCAAATGTTTGTGAATATTAATTTCATATCTTTTTTCCTCTCGGTTGCGTAGCTCTCGTATGTATTCAGCACAGCCAGGATGTTTTCTTAATTCAGAAGCTTCTATTTTAGCTCTTTTTTCAGAGTACCCTGCCAAGATCGCACATTCAGTTGCTGTCTTTGTGTCACCCTCTTGGACAAACAACAAACAAAACTTTGCCTGTTTTGGTGTCAGTTTGTCTCGTAATTGTTCTAGTTCCATGATACCTTTATATCATCTTTTTGGCAGAAAACAAGGATTCTGCCGCTACACCATATTATGAGACGTAGCGGAGACGTAGCGGTTAAAACAGACTTAAGTCATTGTAATGTATATATTATTTCACTAACGCTACACCGCTACACCGCTACATCAGATTATTGTAATGTTAAATATAAATATCTTGTAGAAATAACTATAGCACTGTATAGAAAAAGCTTATTCACTCCCTTTCCCCCTCTCAATGTTTTCATTCTTCATTGGAGGGGGTGTTTTTTTATTTGACATTAGTATTTGTATGGGATAATTAGTATATCAAAGAGTAGTCATAATGATAGCTATAAAGATTTATCTGGTGTTATCCTACTCTTGGGCGATACAGTAAACCTGCAGATGCTAAAGAACTGGAATTGTGAGTTGTGAACTCTCTGGCTCGGGTAGTGCCAAAGACCATGGGTTATTGTAAACTACCCTAATTAAAAGGAGAAACTTATAAAAATGACTATAAAATGTGATGAATGTCAAAAGACTGAGCAAACTCAAGGATCTATAATTAATTGTGAGGTTTGGACCGATGATGGTAAGTGTCTTTTGCTTTGTGATGATTGTTTTTTTGATGAAAAATATGAAAGATATGAAGGGAGAATAAACTATGCACGTGGATAAATACGTAGTCAACAATATTGGAACAAAGTGGACCAATGGAAAAAGTAAAAAGAATCAATTGCTAGCTAGTCTTGATGGCACTGATGGTATTGATCTTAGAAAACTAGTACCTTTAGTTGAACAATGGCATGAAACTGTGAATGGTGAATGGGCAACAAGAGATATTGAGGTAATAATTAATGTTAGAGATACGGAGGATAGGAGATGAAATTCACAGTAATACAAACCTATAAAATGCAAGACATTTGGAAAAATGTTGAAGCAAAAAACAAAGAAGAAGCTATTCAGATTTGTCTGGGTGGTAGAGATGTTGATGAAAACAACTCTGATTATACAAATGATATCATTGAGGCTAGAGATGAGTAAGACAGGAGCGTGGGCCTTGGAGCAACAGGAAAGAGAAGCAGAGCAAGGTCTAAAAACTTATAAAATTACCGAGCGATACATCAAAGAGGATACTTGGGAGGTTCATGCTGTTGATACTCATGAAGCACTTGAGATGGCCAAAGCATTAGAGCCCGATGATTCAACAGTACAGCGCGTTATATCTACTAAAATAGATTACATAGAAACCTTTGATAACTTGGAGAAAAAATAATGAGTAAAACAATCGTTATAAAAGTAGGAAAAACCTGGGAATTACTCATGGTAAAGGACGCAAGAGTATTCACAGGCAAAGATCATAATATGAAAGCTGTTAAATATTATGATAAAAAGGTAAAAGAAAAAAATGATAACTAATATTTTACTAGGACTAATACTTTTAGTCCTAGTTTTTATAGCTTTTATGTTATACGTAGCAGGAGAAAGACAGTTTGGATCTAAAAAAAGATAAATATTTCGGTACATTATTACCTCAACATGACAAGACACCTAAGCTTGTTATCTTATCATTAGGAGCAGGAGTTCAATCATCAACCATGGCACTCATGGCCGCAGAAGGACACATTCAACCT